GCCGGGAAGGCGGGGATCCCGAGGCGCTTCAGGACGTCGAAAGAATCCTCTTCGAGAAAGTTCCCTTTGGCGACGCCGGACGGGTCCCCGACGGCGCAGAACGAGAAGCCGGCGTAGCGCTCGCTGTAAAGCGCTGGCTTGAGCGACCGATTTACGTGGGTCTCCAGGCCGATATCTTCGGCAATGACCTCTTCGAGGCAGAGGATGCGGCCGCGCGAATCCGGCTGGCACAGCACGCTGCAAGGGCTGCGGCCGAAGTCCTGGCCCACAAGTATGAGGTGCCCGGGCGACGGCTCGAGATGATCGACGGTGTGAAACGACCAGCGGAAGGCCTCGCGGAACACCGCGGTGCCCGATGGGTCTTCGCCGTACTCGGCTTCGACGTAGCGCCGCACCCAGTCGCGGTTGGGGTTCTTGGCGAGCCGCTCGTAGTAGTCAGGGGGGAGGTTTTCCACGTTCTCAGCGATTGCGCTGAGGCCGCTCGGCTGATTGAACAATTGCCAGTCGGCGGGTTTCTCCTCCTCGAACATCTTCCACCATGGCGATCCTATGACCGGCGCGTTGCAGTCGGCGATGATGCCGAACCAGCTCGGGCCGCCGTCGGCCTTCGAGGGGTAGCGGCCGCAGCGGCCTGAGATCGCCGAGAACAGATCGACGGAAATCTCGGTGCACTCGTTGACCGCCGCACCTGTCAGCTGCATCGACAGCAGCCGCTTCTGGTCGTCTTCCTCCTCGAGCGGGATCAGGTAGATCTCGGCGACGACGTCGTTGAAGCGCAGCAGGACGAGCTGCTCGGAGACCTTGTAGGTGACGATCGGGCGGAACCAGGTCAAGAGATCGAGAAGTATTGTCATCTTCAACTGAGATAAAGTCTGGCGGACGATCGCCCAGCGCGTCCTGCGGAAACCGTCGGGACCTGGCCGTTGCTCAATTGATCTTCGCAAAATCTCCATCAATAGTCCGGTGGTCTTGCCGGAGCCGACGGGACCTTTGATTATGCGAATGAATGCTTCGCTCATCATGAACTGAGCGACTGTATCCGGTGCAACATACGTTATCGACATTGGGCTTCCTTCAGCAGCTTGACCGTGCCGGCCAGCAGGACTTCGTCGAGTTGCTCCATCTTGACGCTGCAATAGCGCCAGCGGCCCTTGTCGCTGAACCGGAACCGCAGCCAGGAGCCGTTGTCGGGGACGGAAATGACCACCAGCTGACCGATTTCGATCGGCGCCATCTGCTGCCGCAGCGCCGCCTCGAACGCGCCGCGGTTCATTCGTCGTCCTCCGGGATCGCCTCGATCAGCTTGCCGACCTGCGCCGGGACGTCGACGGTTTTCTTCACGTCGCCGATCTGGATGTTGATCTGGAAGGCGGCGCCACCGCCGCCGCCCTGTACCAGCGAGCCGTCCATTTCGCCGAGTTTGGCGAGAAATTTGCCGGCTTCGACGCGCTGGTTGAGCGGGATCGACTGATCGCCGATGTCCAGGATATATCGCTCGAGCACCGCCTCGAGGCCGGTGGCGGACTTGACGCGGACCCGCTCCTTGGTGTTGAGCGCCGAGTTCCATTCGCGGGTGATGTCGGCCAGCATCGACTGGAAACGGCGGTTCGACTGGATGCGCGCCCACTCGAAATCCGAGAGTTTGTGCAGTTCGAGAATGTCTTTCAGCGGGAAAATGTCCATCGCGACTTCGCGCGCCAGCTGCGCGAAGTCGACGGCGAACACCTCCGTCTCTGCGGTGTTGGTTGCCATGAAGTGCCTCTGGGCGTAATGCTTTTACCGCTGGAGATTAGCACGACATGCCCGCAGGGCTACGGATCGTCTCGCCGACACAGCTCATCCAGGATGAGCAGCAAGCCGCCGCGACCGCCGTGGCGGCCGAGGATGCCGCTAATCAGAACTCCCGGCTGACCACCTCGCTGGCCGGTTTCGTCGACGGCGAGTTCTCCAGGATGGTCCGCCACCGCGATGGCGCCAACGGCTGGAGCGAGCGCCTCGTCGATGCGCTGCGGGTGTTCAACGGCCAGTACGACCTGCAAAAACTCCAGGAGATCAAGAAGTTCGGCGGCTCCGAGGTCTACGCTCGGCTGATCGCCACCAAATGCCGCGGCGCCACCAGCCTGCTCAGGGACATCTACGTCAACGTCGATAAGCCGTGGGCGCTCGAGCCGACGCCCGACCCGAAACTGCCGGACGACGTCATCGCCGACGTCGCCAACCTGGTCCAGGTCGAAGCCGAGACGATGACCCGGCTCGGCCAGCCGCCGACGCCGGAGATGATCCGCGACCGCACCGCCGCGCTGATGGCCGGAGCCAGGCGCGCCGGCATCAAGAAGGCCCGCGCCGAGGCCGACATCGCCTTCGAGAAGCTCGACGACATCCTCGTCGAAGGCGGTTTTTACTCGGCGCTCGACGAGGCGCTGGTCGACATCTCGCTGTTCCCGTTCTGCGTCGTCAAGGGCCCGGTGGTCCGCATCACGCCGCGGGTGACCTGGGTCAATGGCAAGGCGGTGATCGAGAACCGGCCGGTGATGTTCTGGAACCGGGTCAGCCCGTTCGACATTTGGTGGACGCCGGGTGTGTCCCGGATCGAAGACGCCGCCGTCGTCGAGAAGAGCCGCGTCACCCGCGCCGATCTCAACCAGCTGCTCGGGCTGCCAGGCTACAACGACGCGGCGATCCGCGAGGTCCTGAAGTGGTACGGCAGAGGTGGCTACGTCGAGGTCGCGCCTTCGTCGGAGACCGAGCGGGCTCAGATGGAGAGCCGCGAAAGCCCGCAGATGAACGAGTCGGGCATGATCGACATGCTCGAATACCATGGCTACGTGCAGGGGAACCTGCTGATCGACTACGGCATGACGGCTCAGCAGGTGCCGGACCCGCTCAAGGATTACTTCGTCGATATCTTCAAGATCGGCCGCTACATCATCAAGGTGCAGATGAGCCCGTCGCTGAAGAAGCGGCCCTACTATTACGTGACCAGCTTCGAGAAAGTCCCGGGAACGGTGGTCGGCAACGCCTTGCCGGACATTCTCGCCGACATCGGCGACGTCACCAACGCGGCGCTGCGCTCGCTGGTCAACAACATGTCGATCGCCTCCGGCCCGCAGGTGGTGATCAACGACGATCGGGTTGCCGAGAACGAGGACTCGGACGAGCTCTACCCATGGAAGCGCTGGCATGTCGTCAACGATCCGCTCGGCAACAACGGCCAGCAGCCGGTGAGCTTCTTCTCGCCGCAGTCGAACGCCCAGGAGCTGCTCGGGATCTATGAAAAATTCACGCAGATCGCCGACGAGCTTTCCGCAATTCCGCGGTACATCACAGGTTCGGAACGGCTTGGAGGTGCTGGCCGTACCGCATCTGGCCTGGCGATGCTTATGGGCAACTCGGCCAAGATCTTGCAGACCGTTGCGGCGAATATCGACCACGACATTATCGAGCCGTCCGTCTCCGAGCTCTACGACATAAGCATGCTGACCGACACCACCGGGATGCTCCGGGGTGACGAGTCGATCAACGTGTTGGGCGTCAAGGTCGCAATGCAGCGCGAAACGCAGCGGCAGCGGCAGATCGAGTTCCTGTCGCTGACGGCCAACCCGATCGATCTCCAGATCACCGGCATCAAGGGACGCGCCGCGGTGCTGCGCTCGGTGTCGGACAACATCGGCCTTCCCGGAGAGGACATCGTCCCGCCCGACGATGAACTCAAGGCGATGGCCGGACCAGGAGGACCTGGGCAACCTCCGGGTGGCCCGGGTTCGCCTCCAGGAGCACCCCCCGAGGGGGGTGCTCCGGGGGCTCCTGCACCGGGCGGGTCGCCGCAGATGCCGTCGGCGCCGCAGGGACCGCAGACCAACGTCGTTGGCGCCGCGGCTAAGCCGACCGGCGCCAATCCAGCGCAAGGACCAGGCTGATGGGCGCACTGAGCGGATTCGGCGAGGGGTTCTCGAGCGGCTATGGAGCTGGCAGGAAGCGCAAGGCCAAGGCCGAAACCGAAACCGAAACCGAGGCGATCCCGATCCCCGAGGAGAAGCCGAAGGACTCCGGCTTCGAGACGGTGGTGCCGGACCTGACTGAGAACAAGGGCTACTCGCAGAGGTGACGATATGGCATCCGGGTTTACGATGATCCCCACCACCGATGAAGGGAACGCGAAAGTGAAAAGCGCAACGCAGCCAAAGTCCAAGCCGGCCGGCAAACAGGCGATCAAGGGTGGCGGGTCGGGCAAGATGCAGAAGTTCTCGGGCTCCGGTCCGCAGGCGCCCGACAGCACCGCCCAGACCAAGCATGCCGGCAAGGGTGCTCCGTTCCCGAAGGGCGGACCGAGCGGCAAGATGCAGAAGTTCAAGCCGGTCAAGGCGCAGAAGCCAGGGCAGTCGGGACAGGCATGAAGGACAAGACCGTCGCCGTCCTGACGATCCGCCGCGCCGGCGATATGGCCGACGAGGATCGCAGCGCGATCGCCGCATGGCTGCGCCGGCAGGCCCACTTCCTGGTGGCGGACGGGGCGATCTACTCCGACCGTTTCGTTGCCCGCTACAACTACGTGCAACTGGAGGACGGCGATGGCGAGAGCACCGCGGGCGTCAGTACCGAAGACGTCGGGCCAGGGAGTGTCCCGGCTGGCCTACCAGAAGGGCTACCGGCTGCGGAATAGCGGCGCGCCGAAGGCCGAGGGCTCGTTCAAGGTCGAGGCCGGCAGCAAGCCGCGCAATTACGCTAAGCATCAGGGCTACGAGGGCGACCCGAAGATCAACGTCTCGTATGGCGATACGCTCGGCCCCCAGGAGATGCTGCCGAAAAAGCCGCCGAAACCGGGCGTGAAGAACGAAACCGTGAAGGGGAAGAAGCTCAAGTGAAGCCGACCAAACAGACAACCCAGCTGCCGAACCGGCTCGCCGTGCAGCGTCTGTCGAAAGGCGACAACGTCACCATTCTCGACTACGCCAAGGCGTCGCCGATCAAGGCCGAAGAGCAGCAGCCGACGATCATCCAGACGCTCAGGAAGCCGTCGCTGTGAAGGGTCCGGACCAGCAGAAGCTGATCGAGGCGGCGATGGCGCTGAGGGCGCACAACACCGCCGGCTGGGATCTGTTCGTCTCGGCGATGGGCGAGTACGCCGCCCAGGTGCTGGCATTGACGATGTCGGCCGATCCTGCGCTGGTGCTGCGTGCCCAGGGCATGGCGCTCCAGGCCGGCGAGATTTCCAAGATCCTGCGCGAAGCGCCGCAGCTCTATGCGGCGATGCAGGCGCAAAGACAGAGGGCACCGAACCATGCCAGACCCGCAACAGCAACCCCATGGGTCCCCTGACCTCCCCGACGCGCTGAAGAAGCAGATCGCCGAGGTCGATGCGATGTATAACCCGCCGGCGGATCAGCCTGCGGGCGCCTCTGCCGTAGCCCCGCCCGAGGGTGGGGCGCCATCGGCAGCTCCTCCGGCGGCTCAACCCCAAGAGCCCCCCGCTTCGCATGGTCAGCCGCCGGAGGATGACCAGACCTGGGAGCAGCGCGCCAAATCGGCGCAAGGCCGCATCGATCAGATGCTGGCGGCCAACAAGGCGCTGTCCGACCGGGTGACCGAGCTTCAGAATGGCATGGCTGCCTTACAGGCGCGCGGCCTCCAGCCGCCGCCCGCTCCTGCACCTGCTGCGGCGCGTGCTGCGCCGAGCTACGTCAAGCCGGAGGAGGTGCAGGAGTACGGCGAAGAGTTCATCGACATCGTCGGAAGAAGGGCGAAGGAGGTCTACGCGCCGGAGTTCGACGAATTGTCGGATCGGCTGAAGCGGCTCGAGGGCCAGGTCCAGGGCGTCGGCCAGGTGGTGACGACGACCGTGAAGCGGACGATGTACGAGACCCTCGACCACGATGTGCCCAACTGGAAGGACATCAATCGCTCGCCCGAGTTCAAGGCCTGGCTGCAAAATGCCGACCCGTATTCGGGAATTCAGCGCCACCAATTGCTGACGTCAGCCTACAATGGACACGAGACCGGAAGAGTCGTATCGTTCTTCAAGGGATTTTTGACTGAGGCTGCCGGCCTCCCGACGAATCCTCCAGGCAATGGATCAGCGCCCCCTCTGGCCTCCCCGGCAAACGGGCAAGGCAATGGCAGCGGGAAACCATCCCTGGAAGATTTTGCGGCACCCGGCAGAGCCAGATCCGCGCCGCAACCGACGCCGCCGGAGAAACCCTTCTACTCCCAGGCCTCGATTGCGAAGTTTTACGCGGATAAGCTCGCCGGAAAATTCCGCGGCCGTGAGGCCGAGGTAGCCCAGGTCGAAGCGGATATCTTCCAAGCTCAGCATGAGGGGCGCATCCAGTAACCCTGAGCGACGAGGTTCGCCATGCCCTTTCCGCTAGCCGGTGCCGGCACTACTCCGCCAATATTTCCGACCGGGTCGCTGACACCGACGCCGGCTTACTCGGGGACCTTCATCCCCGTCATCTGGTCCACGAAGCTGCTCGAGAAGTTCTATGCCAACACCGTGTTGGCGGCGATCTCGAACACCGACTACGAGGGCGAGATCAAAAACAAGGGCGACAAGGTCGTTATCCGGACCAAGCCGACCATTACCATCAAGGATTACCGCGCCGACGGTCTGCTCGAAGTCGAGCGTCCGGCCTCCAACATCATCGAGTTGGAGATCAACAAGGGCAAGTATTTCAACCTCATCCTGGATGACGTCATGGAGGTTCAGTCGGACCTCAACCTGATGAACATCTGGTCGGATGACGCTGCCCAGCAGTTCAAGATCGTCGTCGACCGCGAAATCCTGCTGTCGCTGCTCGGCCAGGCGCACGCCAAAAACATGGGCGCTGCGGCCGGCGTGATCTCCGGCAACATCAATCTGGGGGTGACTGGTACGCCCCTCCAGATCGTCGCCAGGAACCCGGCCGGAACGGCGGGCAAGGTCGAGATCGTCGACCTCCTGGTCCGCATGGGCCAGACTCTGGACGAGCAGAACATCCCCGAGCAGGGCCGCTGGGTCGTGCTGCCGGCGTGGATCTCGAGCCAGATCAAGATGTCGGAGCTGCGCGATGCATCCCTTACTGGCGATGGCACCAGCATTCTCCGCAACGGCCGCCTGGGCATGGTGGACCGCTTCACGATCTATGTGTCGAACCTTACTCCGGGTGGCGTGGCTTCTGGCCTGGCCGCCAACGAGTGGGCGGTGTTCGCCGGCACCCAGCATGCGCTGAGCTTCGCTTCGCAGATCAACAAGGTCGAGACGCTGCGCTCCGAGCACACCTTCGGGCAGCTGCTGCGCGGCCTCCAGGTCTACGGATCGAAGGTCCTCGACGGCAAGGCGCTGGTACAGGCGATCGTCACGCCAGGCTGACCGCCATAATGCGGGAGGCTTGCGATGGCG